GACTTATCCAGCTAGAATTTTTGAGATGTCTTCGCGAATTTGCGCATCAGTTAGACGTGCCATCGTCGGATGCGCAGGAATATTCACGATGTGCGCAAACAGATCGCTGGCAACGGGTGTGTCAGCGATTGGCACATAGTATTTACCTGGCCGGAACGTCGTCGCCCTTGCCAGATTTTCGATCGGCACCACGGCAGGCGCCCTAAACGCAAGAGATGTCACAGGCATCTGATCATCACCAACAGGGTCCTGCCCTATCGGCATCAAATCAAACTCTTGCGCGATGGAACGGATGCGGGCCTTTTGCTCCAGACTTGCTGGCAACCACTGCGGCAGCTGATCGAGGCGATCCAGATGGAAGGCACAAGAAATATCCGAAAGCTTGGCATTGTTCAGCCAATTATCGGCCTGCTCTGGCGTGTCGGCGTATCCAATGATGCGTTGAAATTCAGCAGCGCATTCCGCAGGGATCAGGGCCATACCGCCTTCGCCCATCCCGAACGGTTTGGTATGGTGCAGGCTGAAACACTGCCAAGGCCAATCCGGCACCTGCGAACAAAGCCCAGAAGCATTGTCGAGCAAAAGTGGTTTGCCCTGCGATCTGGCAAATTCAATCACCGCAGAAAAATCGCTGGCCATCCCAACCGGATTAACCGCAATGATACCGTCGTAGCTATCAGCTGGCAGTTGCGCCAAGCGGTCGAGGTCCAAAAGGCCATTGCGGTCGCAATCAACAATGGGACCATCCGCGAAATAGCCGCGCCCCAAGTTCTTGAAGCTAAAACTTGGCTGTGCCCAGCGAAGCTTCCGCCCTTCTTTCGCGGCCCAAACACGCGCCATCGCCTCCAGCCCCAATCCTGCATTCGCGCAGGGGAAAATCTGGCTGGTTGACGGTAGGTTCAAAAACTCTGCGTACCGAGCGGCTAGGCTTTGAAACAAGGGGCCACTGTTGGCCCAATGCCGCGCCTCGGCGGATTGATCCAAGTAGGATTGAATTCTGGCGTAGTTCGGCAATTTGTCTTCGACAAACGCCACGCTTGCGATCTGAGTGGTCTGGCTCACGCGAGCCTCGGCAGTATGGTTCATGGAGTGTATTGAAACCGTTGGTCTAAATTAAAAATCCCGATCCGAACAAATTTATGACGCGAAAACATGCGCAATGAAATTAAATCGCTCAGAATCGAGGGGGTTTGGGTTACGTGAACGCGTCTATAATGATGCGCCGTGAGTGTTGGCTTGGACGTCCTTCATACGCCATAAGGTACTGATTTTAAATTTGAGCACAAAAGCTCAGCACTATTCGACTAATCCCACTATGGCGCGCAAGGATTGATGTCAACGACGACGTGGCCAACACACATGGCAAAGCTGTTCGGCAGCTGGCAAGCTTAGTGATTTTCCTGGATTTTATTGCATTCGACACCGATCAGACCAACGAATGGGTCTTGCAGCACACGGCAGCGCGGCAAAGGTGATGGTTGAACTATAGGTGCTGCAGGTATCGCAATTCCAAAAAAACAAAGGCTCGCGGATGAAACACCGCAAGCCTTTGATTTTAATGGTACCCAAGGCCGGACTCGAACCGGCACGCCCGCAAAGGCGGGGGATTTTGAATTAATTGAACATCAATAGAAAACAAACCACTAGGGGAAATGCCTCACAGAAACAGAAAGAGAACATTGTGGGAACCTGTGAGTCGCCCACGGTTCCGCAATCAGGGGTGCCCCCAAGGTCAGTGCAAAAAATCTCCCCCACGCGCGGCAAGCGGAACATCAAGAAATCGATTTGGTGAAAACTCAAACGAACGGAAGCCTATTCAGGCAAACCCAACTCGTCAGACATTTGGATTGTCACGTCCCAAGATTCGAAATTTAGGGTCAGCATCGCGTTGGTTTTTTGAAATCCGAGCTGCGACAGCGCACTGCTAACCACACGCACCAGCCTATCAAATCGCTCGACAATGTCTTCATGAGGGTCTTTGATCGTTCCTATCGCTCTGAGGTGTAGATCTGCCCCCTTATCAAGGCCACCGGTGGCGAACAGAAATTCTGCTATCAGCGCGACAGCAAGCTCATCTTGGGCATTCCCGAGAAGCACATCACTGAGGGCATACGGTGGATGTTTCTCGCGTCTGAGAAAAAACCGTGGATCGTGCTGACTGCAACCTTGCCAAGCGCCCAGATCCTGACGCAAGCCTAGACCACTGTCCATATACATCCATTCAAACGACACTTATGGCACCCACCGTATTTGTTGGACTTAGAACCCTTGCGGCCTCACTAGCGGCTCTGAGTTCATAAGGCTTTCGTCTCGATGCCAGTTCTCAACCACTTGGCTCAACCAAAGCACTTCTAAATTCTCGAGAGGCATCTTGATAGTGCTGCGATCTTTTTTGATCAAGGCCCAGATGTGCGCTACGAATTTCCTTGCCAATTTGTCTGTGAGAGCGTCCCTAACGGCGGCCGAGAAATAGTCTGTCTCAGAGATTTTGACGTATTTGGAACTCTTTGTGATTGTTAAAATCGTGGTCGGGATATCGTAGAAGAAGGCGTTGCTATCTTCCCCATGCAACTTAAAAAACAGTGGTCTTCCGAGTGAATTGACCGCGCCGGGGAACGGAGTGTATTCACCCGGTATATGTTGATTTTTGATGTAATCGATTTCTGCGTCAGTTGTTTCAAACGTATCTGGAATAATCAGCTTGAGCTTTGCGTTTGTCCGGTCAGCCTCGAGAACAGGTTTCAAAAGGTTCCTGTAATAGCCTTCGGCAAGGCCTCGCATAAATTCTGCATCCGCTGGGAAAGCGCCGTAGTAATCCGACAGGATCGATTGGCCCAAAACATTCCGCCCCGACAAAAAACGGTCCAAGTGTGCCGACAAGTAATCCTGTGCGCCCTGATTAAGCTCAGCTTTAGTTACCTCTGTGACCGAAGGCCCCTCTCCCGCTTCCGCCATAAGGCTGAGCTTGAAGTAGTGTTTGATTTTTTCCGAAATTTGTTCGTCTTGATTGTCATCTGGAAACTGCACATACACGCAGGGCGTGCCCAGCGTATGAGCAAAGGCGACTTCGTAAACGACATTCGGATTGAACCCGCTTAGATCAGCGATCAATAGGTCGCAGGTATCAATTTGGCCGAAGATCCAGTCATTGAAACTATCTGTTTTGGGGTTGTCCGTCGGTGCTACTACTTCGACGTCGACGTCAGGCCATTTGGCTGCGCAATGCTTTTCGACAAAGTTTTTCATAGCCACATAACGATCTTTGATATGTGGGCCGACAATAAAAATCTTCACTGTATTCATCAGATTATCCAGAAATAAGAAGCGATTGGAATGAAGAGAAGTGCCCCGTAAAAAAGAATGTGGAGCTGATCGAGTACCGTACTGAACAATGAAATACTGGGGTGGTCGGCTGGGAGCCGCATCGAATAGTCTATCAATTCTTCGTCTGTCTTTCGCACTACCTCATAGAGCGCACGAAATTCTCGCTCTTTGTGCAGGTAGAAACCATCTAGGAGCCAAAAAGCAATATTTGGCAAGCACGCCACAATTAAGAGCATTGGCATCTTCTGCTGAAAGGCTAACGCCAAGGTCGCGCTGGTAATAGTTACCGCCCAACGTTTCGTGTCAAAAGAATTGTTGGCCATACGAGCAATGACGCTTGAAACCAGGTCGAGATGCTTGTGCTTGCTGCTCATAGTATCAACCAAAAAATTGAAAACCGAATTCAGGTTCTACAAAATCGCACCTACAATCAAGAATTGTTTTCATCCCTTGCGAACATTTGGGGTTGTGCATTCAATCTCAGTTCAGAGTTTGTGCATTGAGTAGCGCGCTCATAAATTTGCCATTTTTCTGTGATTTGTGTTGATACCTCGCTGTTGCCTGAGAGCCAAAGGTGATGGCAATGTTTTGAACTAGGAGCCTATTTCCCCTTCTTGTGGATTGCGATTACGCGAAATTGATTTTCGATTAGGAGTTTTGAATATTGTCACGTTTGTTGATTTTGGCAGGTTTTGCCATTTTGTTCGGGTTCTTCGGCTGGGGCTATTGGCTTGCGGTGGTGGACGCGCCGGCTGTCAGCTACAACACATATTGGGGATCAAACACGAGCCGCCGGCTGATTGTTCTTTTGGCAAGCCTTATAGCGGTTCCCCTAGGCGGTTGGCTTATCAAAATGGGACTCCGTCGGCGGGCGGCCGCTTCAAATGGCGTGACGCTGTGGCCCCGCAAGCCGGAAGCCAAAAGTGGATGGTTTCTCGTTATAGACGGACTAGGGTTGGCCATCGTCTGCGGATTGATCATCGCGACTGCCTTGGCTTGGTGGAACAGCATTCCTTCAGGAGCTCGCGATCCAGGCATGGGGCCGATCGCCGTATTCCTAGGCCGCTTCGTGCTGGCGTTTCCCGTTGGCGGCCTTCTGTTGATTGGAGGCAGCGGAGTGATATACGGCACAATCCACTCGATGCGCGGGCTAAGTCAGGTCATCGCCAAATCCAATAGCAGCACCTAGCGACTGTTGGATAACCCTAAGGTTCCCGCCCTAGTTTTGGAGAGGTATCATTTAATGTCGATTTTAGTTGCCGCGATCTTGCTTACAGCGGTGTTGGTCGTTGCCCCAATATCGGCCTTGAAAAATGCCGTAAGCGCCGGAGGCTTCTCAGCACTTCTCGCATTCATCGGCGCACTGCTGTGTCTGCCGCTGGGGAATGGTTGGTATGCTGTGGTTACCTCAAATGGTTATGGAGACGGCTGGCGCGAGGTTTCGGCGTTGGCGCTTGGCTTTGTATCAGCCGCTATTGGTTCGCTTGTCAGTATGTGGGCGCTGTCGTCCGCGCGCGACAAGGAACAGAAATTTCAACAAACCTTGAGGAAAAAGGAAGTAGATCTGCCTACGCCCGAACGCACTCAGCTACCGACAACGAACCAAGATCTGTGAGGCTTTGAGAGGTTAGGCGCAGACACCCAACCTCTCCCAAAGAGCCACTGGTAGCCGAGTAGAAACCCAATACGTCCAGTGCTGCATGTAGAACGCGTGTCTGCTCTCTACATCTCCTGACAGATTGAAATGTCGCCGAATTTTCCCTCTGCCAAATCATTCCGATGTACCCAGATCCCCCAGTGGTGATCATCATCGAAGTAGTGATTGATCCCGCTGTCGGTCGCCAAGGTCAGCAACAAAACTGCATTGTCGGCATCCTGAGTTTTCTCAGGGTCGTCGAATTCAAGCTCCGGCCATTGTGACAGCTGGGTTGCGCCGAATAGCCGCTGAAGGTTCACCGCCTCGTCTGAACCTAAAAAACGGTCTTCGCCCGACAGGGTATCAAGATGTTCAAGTTGATCTTCTTGCACCGTGTCTAGCTGCGTATAAAACTGGGTGTCGACATCCCCCGGATAGCCATCAATCCGTGGATCGTCAGAAAAGCTAGGCCAAGTTTCGATGATATGAAACGTGAACGGCCATTTGGGTAATGCACCACAGGTCGACCCGTCCTCCGAACCCAGCTCTGCTTGGGTCTCTCGATAGGCGTAAGATATCAGCTCTTCAGGAATGCACTCCATATCCGGAAACGTTGGAGGCGTTCTGGGAGCTACCCCCGACACATCGTCAGCAACATAAATCAGCCGCGCGCCATTACCGGAGTTGAGCGCTCCGTACGCATCACCTTCAGGACCAAACGCCACAGCCGGATCATAGAATACAAACAAAGTACCGGTGTGAGGCATCTGAGGCAGGCCCGGGACGGTTGGCATCTCGGCCAGATTGAGCTGCGCGAAGAAGTGCATCGGGATGTCGATATCGTCTTCATCTTCTTCGGTCATCGTTTTCGGATTGAACACTGGCCATTCAATCTCTTTTGGCAAAGTAGGCTCGCCACCGAACCAGCAGCCTGGAGTGCCTTCATCTGTTGGCTGTGATGTCCGCAACAGCGCGATACCGGGTTTCTGTTTGCTTTTGATCAGTGCATTAAGGTCTTCTAGGGGCATTAAAACTACCTATTAAAATTGCGCATTAAAACAGTTCGGGAAATTAGTGCCCACGAATGTCCCTATTGTCGAGTCGAACCAACTGGTCGACTTGCAAACGCCATATCTTAACCGCTGAAAGCCCGATTAGACTGATCACTCACGCACCTACATCCGAACCCTGTTCTTTCTGCTTAGTTGCCATTAGCCTTGTTGCGCTTAATGCATAAAATTGAGAGCCAAGCAGCCGCAATGAATGCGCTCACGATCGGCTTACCCCCACCTTTCGGTTGGCCCCTACCGACAATACCGCGCCCTAGGAATCTTTGATCTTGCTGCAGACGTTTCGAGATCACGGTACCGGCCACCCGAGTATCGGCGGCAATCTAGCGCATGGCCGGCACGAATGACCGCGGCACCGATATCTTCGCCGTCGGCATAACAGATCCCAACCCAGCGATCATAGGTCCGGTCACCGTTCAGGTCGCATTCAATGGATTTGCCGCGCAGATATTTCTCCATCCAGCGTTTTGCTTCTCGGCCGGCGCGGGTTTTGAGTTCTGGTGCATCAACGCCGTTGAGGCGCACTGGGGTGCCGTCAACAACGATTGTATCAGCATCTCGGACATAGGTGGCAGCGGAGGAAAGTGTGGGGAATACGAGGAGGCAGAGAGCCAAGGTTTTAAACGAATTTTTCACTTTAGTGTTCTTTGGTATTCAATTGCTAGAAGTCCAGTTTCCACCGGATTGCCAGCGCTTTACCATTTCAATCGGATGGCGACCACAGCTCTGGCATCGGAGCCGGACCAAATCAGCGCGGGTGAACTGGTTGATCCAAGGCGTTTCCCCTACTTGCTCGTAAAGCGTGACCTGACGCCCGCAGGCGCAAGTGAGGTCTAAGGCATAGCCGGGGATGACATCTCTGGACATGCAAATTAGCTAGGCGCGCATTAGTCACTTGTCCACTGCATGCGCCACCTTGAGACAAGCAATGCCAAACCACACCCTGCAAGATAGACGGTGTAAGGCTGCTTGCTGGATTGCCCAATTGTCGCATACCCAGCCGCCGAGGCCGTGTTCTATTGAGTGTGTTTAAGAGAATGGGTTCTCAAAGAACTCACTCAAGTGATCATACTCTGGCTCAAGTCTTTCACGAATAACGCTTGCTGCCTTTGATGATAGATCGCTGAAAGACAGATTGGTTTCACTTGAGTTAAATTTTGGAATGGTGATGTCCTCACCAAGTCTTTCAGAGAGGTCATTCGCGAGAATACCAAGCTCATCGGTCTTATAAATCCGGTCAAAGGCAATTGGTCTCGGGCCAATGAAGAGTTGCGATGGCAAAGCATGGTGCTTCACCGCGGACGAATTCCGAATATACTCCATGAGGTTTTCGAAGAAAAAGTCCGGATCAGGATCTAATAAAAGATCAGGGCGTTTTCTTAGCTTTGGGCTGTTGTGAAGCTCTTTGCGACCTCGAACACGATCTGTGTAGACGGAGAGTAAACGCTTCAATGGATCGCGCACTACGGCGAACCGCCACCAAGATCCGTCGGAAAATGGCTCCCAACGATGCGGACGAAAACGGCTTGTTTGGAAGTGGGAATGGACGATGGAAGAGTTTTGCAAAATCTCTTCGTTTGTAAGTGGGCAGTCCGGATCAACGGAGGCCAAGGCGGCTTTGACGGAAGTGCATGCTGCCTTTGGAATCGGCATGTAGACGATCTTGAAACGCGACAGAACAACGCTCATTGAAATTCTTTTCTTAATAATTTTAGAGAGCCAACAATTGCTTGCTCGCAAGAAGCAACCTAGAGTGACAATTTCTAACTCTCATCCACCCAAAGTAAATACCTAAAGGGCGAAATATTTCCCTTGCAGCCCTCTAAGGTGGAAAAATCTATTCTGTTGATCACAATGGATTTGAAGTCTAAAGCCACACGCAAGCGCAGCAGCAGAACGTATCCGTCAAGATCAACTCAATCCGGAGCTGAGACCTTGGGCGGGAACCGTGATCCCCACCCATGCCACCGGTGCAGAGGTTTCGTAATCGATGCCGCCGAAAGGCTGGGATCAATCAGTCATCCGCGATCGCGCGCAGAGCTTCCGACACTGCCACGCCGCGGGTTGCGATGTCATCCATCACAGCAGCCTCACCTTTGACCATGTAGGGCAGCTGCACCTCGCCATTGTCGATCTTCTCCAAGAACGGCGCGCCCAGCGTTTTCAGACGTTTGGCTGATGCACGCACCTGGGCCGTCTTGTCTGCCTCGGCCAGTGCCGCCGCCAAGCGCAGCAGCTCGACCAGCACCAGCCCGCCTGCGTCGGACGCAGTACCCAACAGGCTGTGCAGATCGCCCGCGTTCTGCTGGATCTCTTCGCGCACGTGGGAACGCAGCTCAAGCGCGGTGTATTCAACCGTTAGGCCGTTTCCGTCATGCTCAGCCAAAAACGCTTGGACCTGAGCCGCAGGGATGTTGGCGATCACATCGCCGTTCAGTTTGATTTTCGCCATTGTTATACCTCAGCAAAATGGGAATGCCGCCGCCCCGATCAGGCGGCGATCAGGGGTTCAGGATTAGGCGACATCGCCGGTGTGGTAGTGACCACCAAAGCCCGCCCAGATTTTCGCATCGCCATGATCACCCATCCCGAGATAGGGCAACGCCAAAGCCACTTTCAGACGACCCTCACCATGGAACGAGTTACGGAATTCGCCGTAGCGGGAGCCATCAGTGCAGGCTGTGTGATAGTGCTTCCAACCCTGTCCGTGGGCAGCTGCACCAATCGCAACCTCAGCATGGTTTTTCCCGAATTCCAGTTCCGCCGAACCAGTTGCCTCCAGAACCACCGCAAAAATTCGGGTTTCCGCCGGAGCGTTCCCAAAGAAACGCGCCAAAGACCGTGAATAGATCTGCGACAGCTTGAGTTCACCCGCCCCACCCGCTGGTAGCGTCACATCGATCAACAAAGCGCAGAAATGGACATCAGAGGGGTCCGAGCCTTCCATCTCAGCAAGGTCGCCACCTGTCGGAATCCCCGCTGCCCCAAAATCTGCGTACGGAACCACTGTGGCCGTCGCCACAACATCGGCCCCGCTGCGCTGTGCGAACCACGGGCCAGACACCGCCGTCATAATGTCCTGCGTCACATTTTGCGCACCGCCGCAGAAATGTACAAATTTGGAGGTGTCATCCATCAGGTTCGGCGTGACCGGAGACAGCGCCTTGGCGCCGTTGGTGTAGGTGTCTACCTGCGCTTGCACCGCGGGCATATCGACCGATTCCGCATGATTGCGCGCTTCCTGTGCTGCCGTTTCGGCGCGCAGAACGCTGGCGGCCAATTCGGCGCTGACGTCTTTGGATACCACGATGGTGGTGCGCAGCAGCGTTGCCAGTTCGACCGGACCAGTCTCAGGCACTTGAATTTTGCCGTAGTTCAAGCGCTGGCCATTGGCGAATGCTTCGACGTCATAGTGCGTGCTCTTCGCCCCGTTTACGTTTGGCCACAGATCGACAGTGAACGTGCCATCGGACGCTGTGATTACAGTTTTGACGCCCTGCGCGATCGCGGTGTTGGTCGCCAGATCGGTGTCAGCGTGGCTGAGTTTGAATACCAGACGCGCACCGCCAATGGCCGTGCCGTCGGGATCGCGCAGGGTGCCCTGCACGGTGGTCGTGGGGAAGGTCATGCCTCTCTCCTCAGATTGTTGGATTTAGGATTTGGATTTGCGAGACCGCCGGAACCCTTCGGCGATCTGTTCGGGCCACCGCAGCGGACTGTCCAGAAACAGCGCAACGGCGAAGGCGATGATCAGCCAGGCTGGCACCTCATGAACCACGACGGTTTCAACGCGCTCTGCGCGCAGCTGGCTGTCACCGCTGTTCTGCTCAATCCGACCCGCCGAGGCGCCCTCAATACGCTGTTCGGTGCTGGAGGTTTGACCAACCGATTGCACGTTGCTGGCACCGGCCTGTACGTTCGCCGCCACACTGGGGGCGCCAGATAGCGTGCGTAGGGCCGTGGCAGGGCTACAGGCTGCCAACAGCGCCAGACAGCCCACCAGCGCCCCGCAGAAGCGAAGGGTGGGCATCAGAGGCCGGAGAGGCAAAGCCGCTGTTCATCAGCGCGCCGGTTGACCAGCCCGCGCAGAACCTGTCCCCCTGCCCGCCTCCACCGCGGCAACTGATTGCATGCCTCTCGCCACTCGGATTTGCGCAAATGCCGCGCCAGCATGGATTTGCAGGCTGCACCGGTGCCGACGTTATAGGCCCAGCTGGTGACCGCTGCCTGCACCTCCACCGGCGCATCAGACAGCTGTGGTGCGCAGGCAATCATGTCACGATGAAACCCGCCCCAGCGCTCCTGCAACATCGAGAGGCATTCGGCATCGCTATACTGATCGCCGCGCTGCACCCCTGCGGTTTCACCATAGCAGACCGTCCAGACCTGCCCGTGGCTGTCCCAATAGGCCTGGTTTTCCAAGCCCTCCCATTTGGCGGTAATGGGCAGCCCCAGAGCGATCACAGCGGCAGCAGAGCCGCCAACCCACCAACGGGCCCGAACGCGGCCACTCTCATCTTCAGAGAACTGCGACCAGCGCGACCCGCGCCACCAGACCCGCAGTTTGATCAGCAGCGTGACCAAGGCGATTAGGACGCCAATCGACGGAATAACCACCTGATTAAGCAGCGTTGCATATTGCGCTGCCTCTGCCACCGTAAACGGCCAGACGACGGCCCCGCCACTCACCGGAATCGCCGCCTTGGCGGCCAATTGTTCTACCTTGCTCATGTGTTCCTCGCACAAAAAAGCCGCCTCTGCGGGCGGCGGATGTTGAATTGAATTTTGGGGTTCGTTCTGACGGCGGCCTATTAGGCAAACGCTCTGAGTTTCAGGTTCCAATCCGAAGAGCTGGGATCATAGGTGCTGCCGCCAGTTTTGGTGGTCGTCAAAAACGGCCCGTTTCGCCATGAAAAGCCCACGTCTGTACTATCTGCCCAGACAGAGAAGCCTGCCGAGTTCGAATAGTTCTTTTCAAACTGAACCGCGTGGATTTCATCGCCGACGCTATAGCCGCCAGCCGCATTGACGCAGACGAACACGGCGGTGACCAGTGTTGGCATGACACTCATGCCATGCGCCACGGTCACCACGCTTCCAGTAAACGGCAACAGAGCGCTTTCAAACATCGGGCGCAGATACCGCTGATCACCATCGACTTGGGTCAAGCGGGTGCTGGCAGCAGTGACGCCGGCCGACTGAGCGGCTGCAATCGCGGCATTGATCGCAGTGACTGATACATTTGCCCAGTCGTTCAGATTGGCAGCATGTGCCTGAACATCTTGGCCGATCCGCAAACCCAGATTGGAGCGCGCGGTCGCTTGGCTGGCCAGATCACTCAAATTGTTCGACTGCAGCAGGGCGCCGGGCGGCATCGGCGGAATATAAGCGTTGATCGCCGCGATGACGTTCATCATCTCGTTCCGCAGCACCACCAACTCTGACAGAAACGTATCGGCGCGGCCGCTGAAATTAGGCGCCCCAAACGTGGGCGGTTGCGAGAGCGGTGAAAGGTCGGGGATCGTCATTAAACCAGTCCTTCGATTTCCAGAGTAGCAAACGAGTTCCCATCAGAGGACAGCGGGATTGCCATGTCCTGATAGAACCCAAAAACGGAGGTTCCGAGGTGAGCGAGATCTTGGCCGGCGAAGTAGAAAGCAGGCGCGGCTCTCAGTCGGCTAAGCGCGCGCCGGACCCGGGCGGCGTTATTGGTTGGCATCCAGAACTGGAACTGGACTGTCTCAGCGAATGCTCGCTCAATCAGAACGGCATTGCCGAACGGGTCGCGCTCTTTGATTGAGAAGTCCTCAATGCCGATTTCGGTGCCGTCCAGCGTCGTTCCCAACTGCTGGTGCTTTCCCATCACGATCTGCCCTAGGGCGACAGTCGCCGTTCCGAAGACCGTGACTGTGATCTGTGACCCAGCATAACCAGGCAAATCGAAGAACAATTCTTCGGTGTCATATTCGCCATCCCATGTGAAATAAGTGTGCCAGTCGTAAACGTCAGTGGTGTCGATCAACTGCCGGGTGATGTTGCAAGTCTCCACACCCAATTGGTTGGTGATCTGAACCTGAACAGCTGTCCCTTGAAGACCAAGCAATGCGATACCGGTGACCAAAGCTGGTGCTGTAACCGTGTAACTGAGGCTTCCTGTGGCCGTGACCAGATCTTTGATCTTCAGATCGAAGGGCTTGAACCGGTCTGTGGCCCCTAGCTCCAACCACTTGGTTTTGTCGCCAGCGCGAGGATCATGACCTGAGTTTCCGTCGACCAGCGATTCAAATACGCGCTCGTATGCGCCCTCCTCAAAGCCGGACGCACGCACCTGATCGCCCAAAGCATAAGACACCGGCGCCGACCACACTGGCGCCGGACTATTGGGAACAGAGGTCGCCGCAAGAGCGGCAGCAGTGATGCGCAGAGGTCCAATCACGTTCATGAGTTTTGCGCCTCCGCATTGTCCAGATGAATGATCTTCAGGCCCTTCACCGTTGCCCGCTGGTTCTGGTTGATCGCCATTAGGAGCTGACGGTTTTCAGCGCGCAGTGCCTGCAGTTCACGGATCAGGGCGCGTTGATCTTGAGAACCCGTTGGGTCCGGCACAGGTGCAGATCGTTGCGAGTTGGCCTGAGGCAGCACTGGCGCAGGAACTCCGGTGATCGCGGTCAGCTGTCCCGAAAGGTCAGACCCACCCTGCCCCGCTGCAATGACCTGTGCGGAGGCGCCCGCTGCTGCCGCAAGGCTGGCAATCGAACCGCTGAGGCCCGCCAGATCCGACTGATAGCCCGCGACGGCGGCTGTGAACGCGGCCAGATTATCGTCAGAGGTGCGCAGGTAATCACCGAGGCCGGTCAGCACGTCGATCTGCTGAGCATAGAGCGCGGCCATGTCCGCCGAGGCATCACCGGTCAGATCCGCAACATCGGCCAAGCCAGAAATTTGCGCCATGACCTGCCCTGCGATCCGCGCGTATTCAGCCCCGGAAGAGGCCGAGGCCAGTGCGTTTTCGAGATAGCTGCGCGCGTAACCTGTGGCGTCCTGTGCTGCAGTCACATCGCCAGACAGCCCCAGATCCAGAGCACCGGCAAACCGGCGGGCACTGAGCGCTGTGGCCTGCGTCCGCGACGCGGTGGAAAGCGGGCCGCTGATCATGTCCCCAAGGAAGCCGCGCGCCGTGTCAGATACCCGGGTCCAGAGGCGTGCAGTTTCCTGCGCGCTGGACATGGCCGCCTGAATCCCGCTGGTTTGATCCGCGATTGACGCCTGCAGTTGGTCCACCTGATCCTGCATCGCCAGCGTCATGGCATCTACCTGCGGCAATACCTGATCCAGCGCACCAGACAGCGGCAACAGCGCGGCATACAGGCTGCGCCCTGCCTCTGTGGTCAGATCAATGCCCTCGATCAACGCGCGGAACTCTGCACGCGATTGCGGCATCGCCTGATCCAGATCGGTGAATTGGGCGGTCAGTCGACGTAAGGTCGCCGCGCGCTGTTCTGCATCTGAATAGAAGCCAGCGAAATACGCTTGCGCTGCGTTGGCCATCGCCTCGGAGCCACCAAAGGCGTCCGTCAACTGGCTGGCCGCATCTGCCCCGATAACCCCCACCGTGAAGAGCTGGTGGCCCAGAAGGTCCATCACATCATTGGTCACAGTTAGAGCGGAGGACAGGCGGCTGAGCGCATCGCTGGCGCTTTCCCCGGCCTTCACGACCCCATGCCCCTCTAGGACTATCGAGGCCATACCATCGGCGACCTTCTTAAGCTGCTTCTGGATCTCGGCTGCGGCCTCCTCCTCAGACAGCCCCTTGGTGCTGATCCGAACGCGGGTGCCAAAATCCTCAAACGCATTCACGCCGAAACCCAGCGCGCCCGCCGTGGTGACAACGCTGTCCTGCAGCTGTGCGACGGTAGCCATGATCGGATCGGCAAGCGATGCGTCAGCGGTCGAATACCGGGTACGGCGTTTCTTGGAGAGCCCAAACAAACGGCTGGTCTCAGTCTTCTGGAAGGTTTCGACAAGGCTGTCGAACCCATCCACCGTCACACGAATGCCGCGATCTAATTCCTTGGTTTTGCCGAACAAAAGCGAAAACCCAGCGACCACCAACCCGATTGCTGGCAAAGCCGCACCGATGGCGCCAAGCCCGCCAACGGAACCACTCAGCAACCCGCCAAGGTTCGCGAAGGAAGACCCAAGGCCGCCGCCCGAAAGCACGCCGCCAAGACCTGACCAAATGCCAGAGGCCATACCGCCGAGGCTGGCAATATTGCCTGTGGATCCCAAAAGGCCCGCTGCGCCGCCGGAAGTTCCACCGCTTGTGCCGGACACAAGAGAACTCAGCCCAATCCCACCAGTCACCGAGGCCACTACTGGCAAGACAATCCGAGCACGGGCGAACTGCATTGCGATTTCCCGCAGCATGTTCTTGATCGTGTCGCCCAGGTTCTCACCCTGGAAGATCCCGCGTGTGATCTGGTCGGCCCACTGACCCTGAAGGGCCGCGACACGCTCCAGTGCGGCCTCCTGATCCTCAAGCGCTACAAGCTGGCTTGCCAAGCCGTTGATCTGCGACTGGCTGTATTTGGCCGCATCTTTGCCAAGGCGCTTGATGACCGTGTGCACCGCCGCGTATTGGCGGCGCTGATCACCGGTGAGATCCAGCAGCTTTTCACGGTAGGAAATTTCGCCCAGCAAAGAGGCCATGGCCGAGGTGCTGGCGGACTTGGCTGCTTTGCCGCGCTCACGGGCCGCATCGGTCAGGCGCTTTTTTTGTTGTAGCAGCGTTTCCTGCCGGTCAATCTGAGACATGTCGATTGCCAGCTGCGCATCTGCGATCGCACGATCCACCCCCGCTGCCACCTGAGCGTCACGAACACCTTCTGCGCGCAAACGGCGCTTCGTGATTTGTGATGCAATGGCAACGTCAGCACCGTTTTGAAGTGCCGCGATTTCAGCTTCTAGAACCGAAACGTTCTGATCCAAGTTCAGCGAGAACCCAGCCGCTGCGGCCATCGCCGATGCAAGGCCCTTTGCCGCCGCCTCAGATTCACGCAAAGCCGTCGCCGCATTCCGCGTATTCACCTCTGCGTCAAAGGCTGCCATCGCAGACTGGCGAACGTTTTCCGCGAGGGCGCCGGTCAGCCCTTCTTGCAGAATGAATGCCTCTGCCGACTTAGCAGCATTTTGGCGTTTCAAGTCTTCGACCTGCGCGGAGTTCGCGCCGAAGGACGCGATCGCATTTGCCAGACGAGCCTGCGCTTCGAACGCGGCGACCGCTTCGCCCGCCACAGATGCCAGACGTTCACCCTCAACACGCGTCGAGACGTAATGTCCGAGCATTTTCTTGTGAGCTTCATCGTAGGCGGATTGTTTTTGGACCTCTTTCGCTGCAGCGCCCAACAATTCCATTTGCTGCACAGACTGCGAAAGTGACTTCCAGAAAGACAGCTGGGCATCGGTCATTTCGCCGGTTACATCAACCGTCGCCTTGAAGGTTTCGCGCAGTTGGATTGCGGCCTGGTATTTTTCGTCAAGCGTCTTGGCAGCACGTAGCGCATTAAGCTCGCCAATGAATGAACGGACCTCTGCCCGGTTGGCCTTCCAAACGGTGATATTCCCGCGGAGAACGGTTTCGATGCCCAGTAAGTCGCCAGTGTCACCCATTTGGGTCTTTAGCGTGCTGGCACTAACCACCGCCGCGACCAAAGACCGGTTGAGCGCGTCAATATTTTGGTGCGCTTCGATCTTCGAAATGGCGACCAAATCACGAAAGGCCACCGACGTCAGTTCCAATTGTTCGCTTGCATCGAAACCACTGCGGATATCACCGGCCTGCTTGGCAAGGCGGATATAGTCCGAAACAGACGCAGTCAGCGTATCAAGGTTCTTTTCGAACGTACCGGCGCCGTCAGCGCTCTGGAAAAGGCCAACAGCCAACGGGCCCAAAGCACCGGCGACAACGCCAGCGATCGCGCCAAAGGTTCCGAAGCCGATCAACAAGTCCGGCATCTGAATGGACAGTGCGCGCATTGCGCTTGTGCCGCTGGCAACCTGCTGGGTGACCTGCCCCAATTGCAGCGCCGCCATACGAATTCCGTGGCTGTTTGCGAATGCGGTGTTGGCGTTCTTTGCGGCTGTAGCCATGATCGCCATCTCTGCGCCACTGCGCTTTGACGATGCCCCCAGCTTTTCTACACCAGCACTTGCCCGCTTGGTTCCGGCAGTCATGCTGTCGGTTTTCGCTTCTGCGCGCTCAGCCGCCGTCCCGATGCGGTCTAGGGCTTCTTCACCCCCGACCATGCCGCGCGTGTCGGCTTTCATCATCAGGACTGGAAAATCGACCATTGGGGTTGTCCTTTTTCGAGAAACAGCACAACCTCCGGTTATTTGCAGACAGGAGGTTTTACATGAAGGCTTTGACTTGGATTGCGTATATTTGCTGGGGTCTCGCAGCCATTGGGGTCGTGTTGGCGATTGGTGACGAGAATCCGATTTTCTTGGTTTTGGCGGGTAGCCTAGCTATCAGCGGGGTTCTTTTTTCCGCCTTTGAGCGTGTTATTACATTGTTGACGGAGATTAGGGGCGCACTTGTTGAGGCAACAGAGGCACCCAAACAGACGCCTATCGAGACGAATGAGGCGGCGCCTGATGAAACTCCTTTGGTCACGCGTACCGTCGAGGAGATTTCTGCCGACTTGAAGCGGCTGAAAGAGAAAACCCACTGACAGAAATACGGAGAAAAGCCCCCGCTAACACGGGGGCTTTTTTTCACGGATGCCCCTTCACCATGCCATCCATTGCGGCTTTCATTTGCTCAGACACGCGACGTCGTTCGAAGGCAATGCCGGGATCATCATCAGGGCGGTCCGCATAGGCTGGGGACACTTTCATTGGCTGTTGGCCCAGATGATAGCCCTGAACATAGGCAACGCTACACACCCGAAGTTGCCGCGCCTCCCATGGCTCAAGGTTATGGCCGCTAATGCGTGAGAATGCGTCAATCTCGGCCCAACTTAGGGGGTGGATGCCGCCCATATCTCCCGAGTGGAACAGACCAATGCCACTTGGTCCAAACCACTCCAAGAAATATTCGACATGCCGGATATCGGGTAATCCGAGATCAAGGCCTTCACGCTCCCAGAACTTACGGCGCGTTGCGCCCTCCCATTCTTCCGGAGCGGCATCGAGAAACCCCAGTTGACGGGTGTAAAGCGTCAGGCGCTCAAGCCGTTTCCCAAGACGTTGCCGCGATCATTTGCGGCGGTGGTGATCTGTTCGACGAAGGACTGGCGCTCACTTGGGCCGGTGAATCGGTTCAGGTTCAAGAACCACTCGGCGTCTTTTGCCTCAGCGGGCTTGCCGTCGCGGTTGACGTTTTTGAAACCGGTGATCAGCACGCAAGCCGAGGGGACCAGAAGGTCGTGAACCTGATCAAAGTCGGCGCCGTTTTCGTCTTTGTCCTCGCTTTTTTCTGCAGCCGCTCGCGCCTTGTTGATTTCGCGCAATGCAGCGCGAACGCTTTCAGCCTCGCGCCCCTTCATAACAACAACGCAGGGCTTGCCGTTGTCCACATAGGGATCTTCGTCGTTGTCAAACATCGGCTTGCCGGTGGCAGCGCATTTGATGTGGTAGTCAAAGCCTTCCTCAGCTCGGGCGGCGGTATCGAATTTGTTGAAGTCCATATCACTAATCCTTGGGTTCTGGTTCTTTCGGGCCGGGGAAGTGAACCACGCTCCCACCGGCCCTACCGCTTGCGCGGATTAGGCGGACTGGCGGAGGATTTCCTTGTCCGTGATCTCAATCGTGGTGGGCGCCGTCACGACGTCATCCACGCCGCCGACGTTCGGGCGGAACTTCATGACCAGGCCTTCCAAGAAATAGGTGGTGCCGTCTTGCAGGGTGATGCGGAAGTATGCCGGTTCGTCGCGGTTCAGGGCCGTTTCCATTGCAGTTTGCCCAGCGTCGTTGGGGTCCAGCGCCAGTGATGGGTTCAGGTTGCCGTTGTCGTAAGAGCCTTTGCCCTTTTTCGTACCACGCGATGCCAACGGCTTATGGGTGACCAACGCCCATTCTTTGCCGAATTCGCCGATATTGGTCACCTCGCCAACTTCGTCGAAGCTGATCGAATTAATAGCGGCTTCATTGTGCGCAGCTGGCGCGTCGAGAGAGATGGCCAGCGCAACGCCGCTGCCAGTTTGGTGTGCCATGATGTTTCCTTTCAGGCAGAAAAAGCGCCATCAGGCGCGTTAAGATCAGGCTTTTGTTGCTGAAAAATTGATTTGGACCGGCGTTCGCCAATTGACCCCATCGGGATATGAACGCTGCACGGCGCTATCACCCAGCGTGATTTTAACCCCGTCCTGCGTGATCTGACGCTTTTGAGGGCCAGCCCGGTCAAAGACTGCGGCCACCTGCTCGGCGATCTTGCGCCCCTCGGTAGCAAAGCTATTGCGCTTCGTGACGACCGTAACCTGCACAAAGCCTGTCGATCGCGCACTGCCGCCAGCCAAAGAGCGGTCACGACGCCCCGTGGGGACAAACTCGTAAATCAGGTATGGCGTGATATGGCCCGGCGGTATGTCTTTATTTTCCCAAATGATGGGGTGGCCAAGGTTAGCGGCATCCAAACACTGCCCAAGTGCCACGCCGATGATGTCTGTTCTCATTTGCCACGGACCTCGGCTGCTCTTTGCTCCACGAAATCGCTAAATCTCGCCACGTTCGCACCCACGAAATGGCGACCTGGTACGTTGTAGGTTCGTCCCTTGCTGTCAGTGCCCTGAAAGCCATACTCAATGCGCATTGCGTATTCTTTGGGCCATTCAAACGTCATCACATCCCCAATATCGAATGCGGCGATCACTGTGGCGTAGCTGGCCGCACCCTTACTCTGCGCGCCACCGTTGATGCTGCTTACAAGCGAGTTCACCAAATCAGCAGACGCTACAGGTATTTTGCCCTCTTCAAAGCTCGTGGCACCACGCGTGATGCCCAGCTGCGTGGTTTGAGCGGCCTCAACAACATCCTGCACAGCTTCCCCGGCGATGTACTTCAAGTGGGCTTTGCGCGCTTTCACGTAGGCCTTTGCCTGCTGTGCATATTTACCCACGACGGAACCTCACGCGATACATAGCCATGCAGTTGCAACCGATCCGGTGACGCGCGGGTGCGCTCTCATCGTGCGGGTGCTTCATTCGGGTTCCGTCAGGAAATTCAAAGCTCTCTCCCAGCTGGATCTCGGTTCCGTTCATCGCCACATGTTCTTCGCGCGGCTCTTTTGACAGATTGTGCTGCCAGCGAACTGTCACCGCTTCAACGTCGGGCCGCTCAAGTGCTTGCTGAAACCCTTGTTCCCGCCCAATCGCGATTGCAGTGCGTGCCTCATGCTTGGCGATCACACGGCCGCGATAACCAAGAGCCTTGGATTTGTGCGCTTCGATCACACGATCAACATCAGCCGGCGCAAGCGCGGTACCATTGTCGATGGCCTTGCGGATCATTCGGTCAAACCGACGATCCGATAGCTTGAAGCGCGGCTTCCAACGTCCTGTTTTCTGGTCCCGAACGAAGTTTTCGCGGATCCGTTCAGGATCCAGCAACATAGCCCGAGCGCTCAGCACCTGGTCCGTCTGCGCCGAGGTCAGGCCGATAACGCCCCCTACGCGCTGACGCCCGACCTTGCGCCCCGTGATCTCCAGCGCAACCGAGCGCGACGAACGCCCCTCTTGAAGCCCCTGAACCAGCACGCTGCGCACTGACGCTTCGGATTGGGTAGTTATGCCCTCAATCAGTTGCGCGCCATGCTGTGACAGCCATGCCTCTGCGCGCTGATGGCGACCGTTGAATGAAAAGACACCGCGAAGCCCCTGATTTACCACTGCCTCTGCCAGTTTTCCGCCGCTCAGCATGGAGTTTCGCACAGCCTCCTGCAGCGGCCAGAGGTGGCTTTGATCGATCCGCAGAAGCTGCACCGCCTCATCAATGCGACCGGCGGCGATCAGCGTGGCAAGCGCTCTTTCATCAATATGGGATGAGGCTCGCGCGATCGCATCCAGAAAGGCGCGGCGCACAAGCGGCTCCATCTTCGCAATCAGCTTGCGAAAGTCATGGTCTTGGGTGGCCATGTGACCTCCCTTAGCAATTTTGGATTAGATCAGAGACGGGCCGCGAAGCCGAACACCAGGCCCCAGTAGAAGGCGTTCAGAATTTCAATGTCATGCCTGATAAAGATTTCACGCGGGAAAACAGCGACTTCCTGCGCAGTATTGAGGTCACCACACTGCAGGTGCCGCGCCACACAGTAGGCCTGCGCGGGGCTTTCCAGTCCCTCATAAAGGGCAGCGTGGGTATCAGACAGGTCGGTCAGGCTTCCAGTTCCAGATCAAAGCTGATGGGCACCCCAGCGGGTGCGTTTACGTGAACTTGGGCGACAATATCAAACGTAGTGTTGCCGGATACATCCTGCGGCGCAACCCCGACCGCGATGCAGTCACCTTTCTCCGGTGTTGCGCCGGTGGCATTCACCGTGAGCGTACGGAGGCTGACACCGATCAATGCGCCAGCCACATCACGGATCTGTTTGGTTCCAGCGATGGCAACCAGCTGGTGATCAGTCGGGGCACCTGCGGGTGTCGGATCATGCGGACTGACCGGCCCAGCACCGGCTTTGCGCAGCGTGCAGAACAGCGGCCCGTCCCCCACAGCCTCACCAGCCTCCATAAGCGCCGCCTCGATGTCTGCAGCGATCTGCGCCCCGCTCATAGCGTCAGCAGCCCTACAGGCTGCGCCATGTAACCGGACAGCATATCTTCAATGCGAGTCGAGACTGGGGCAGCGCCTGCGTTGGCACCATCACCCAACACTTGCCACTTGATCCCCTTCGCTTCTGTCAGAACCTTTTGCTCACCGGGGGTAAAGGTATTGGCGAAGAACCCCGGCGTGGCCAGCTCCAACAGTGCTGCCTCATAGGTCGCAGGCGCGACATTTGCCGAGGTTTCATCATACCCCGCCGCGAACCGACGGAGATAGGCAAACCGGATGTGATCAGAGGCCCGTACCAGCGCTGCACGGGCTTGATCATCAGGCGCGGAGGTGGGTGCATCGTTACCCCGCTCCTGCGCGTAATCCCGAAACTCTTGCAGCGAACCAATCATGCGGGCCTCCGTCCTTTACTCGTTGCCGTCGGCGTTCAGGGCCAGCGTAGACAGGGCCAGATCGCGCAATGCGTCTGCGCCGCTACGGCCATCAAACTCAACACCCTCGCCGGTCAGAAATGCGGTCAGCGCGTCTTTGTCCATGGTGGCGATCTGCGCCTCTATCACAGGCTCATCCGCCGGTTCACTGCCGTCACCCACTTGGCTTTGTACGGCTGCGGCTGCGGCCTCAGCAGAAGCTAGCGCGGCTTTCGCGGCCTCAAGCTCTGCCTCGGCCCGTGCCGCGCGAGTGGCGGCCAACTCATTTTCACTGACCAGGTGACCGGCTTCAATCCAACCCTTCACGGCGGGATTGCCCATTTCCGCTTCGGACAGATCAATGTCAGTCGCGAAAGGCTCGATTTCCGCGCCGCCGGGCAGCACCAACTGCCCAGCATACATGCTTACGAACTTCGTCATAATCAGATCCCTTCAACGTAGCGGATCGCTTTGGGGCGACGGATGTTCACTTCCGAGAAGCGGAACATGCCATAGGTGGTGATGTTCAGGCCCTGCGGCTGCGGTGCGATGAACTCCAACGGCATCGGCATGTGTAGTTTCAGAACCTCCGGCGAACGCTTGTAAACCACCATTTTGCCGTCCAGACGGTGATCCGCCTCAATGGTCAGCGGCTTGCCGGTTTTTGCGGTGTAGACGTTCGATTTCTGGATGAACTCCAGAATGGTCATGGGGCTTTCAGGGGCGATTTGCGTGGTCGCGATGTAGCCCCACTGCCCGATGGGCAGCACCACAGTATCGGCGATATCAATGCCGTTGGTCGCAACCATGGTCGCGGTGATCGCACTGTTGATCACGCCCAGAATGCCCTGTGCGGTCATATTGGTGAAGGTATTCGGCGCAGCGACGGTGGTGATACCGGTGGTGTTGTACAGGCCCTGAACGTTGATCTGGTCGTTGCCGACGAATGCCGTCTCGTCAACCAGCTGCTCATAGGACTGGCGGGCGGCAAACGCACCCTCGGTCGGCAGGCTCTGGTTCAGCATCATGGCCGCGCCGATTTCCATCAGCGAGAACGAATAGCCGATGCCGCCGTCCTGAATGCCCGCTTCATGCTTGGACATGCCGACGTTGACCAGCGGGATATCGTCACCCTTGCCGCTGATGAATTTTGCCTGACCGACGTGATCCTGCACAAAGAACGATACCGAGGAGGCGAACTTATTGGCCGAGGTATCCACGGGGATCAGGCGCGAATATTTCACCTCGGGCATCGGGCGCTTGATCACCTCGGCCTCGATGTGTTCGCGCTGGTGCATCATAAAGCCCAGTGCAGTCTGCATGTCGGGGATTTTAACGCGTTGATTCATGTCTGTGCCCTCCTTTAGGCCAGATGGACGCGAACGAGCGCACCGGCGGCTGCCGTGGTCTCGAAGGTCGCGTTCGGAATGGTAGTGGCAAGGCCAGCGCCGATCACACCGGTGGCTGCGGTGAAGGTCACAGGGTCGCCCGGCTCAACATTCGTGCTGGCAGTCACCCAGATGCCCCCTTTGCGGCGCACAGCTGCGGGTTCGCCCACCTCAAACCGGTCAGTCTTGCGGCTCTTGTCGGCAACGGTGATGCCCTCAAAGCCGGTTCCGCCCAGACGGCAGGAACCGTCGCCGGAACCACGGCCGATGGCCAGACCGAAGGCCACAGGCGCGTTTTCAACCACGCGGGATGCGTTGTCGCCCAGAGAGGCGTCCGCAATCATGCCAGGTGCGCCCTGAGCGTATTTGGCAGCGTAGTTGCCGCCGGTGTCTTGGATAGCCATTACTGGTCCCCCTTCCATGCGTCTTGCAGCGCGGTGTTGCGCTCGTCATAGGCAGCGCTCAGGCCGTCAGAGGCCTTGGGCGGCTTCATATCGCCCAGCACATTGCGGAGCGGATCAGAGGCGCCATCACCAACGGCATCCAGCAGGCCGTCGAAACGAGCCTCAATGTAGGCTTCGGTTTTGTCGGCGATGACATCCTTGCCCAACTTCGCTTCGACAACCGCTTTGCGGATCGCGGCATCGGACAGGCCTTCGGTTTTGACCGAGCTGTCCACTTTGGCAGCATCGGCCACCAGCGCGGCGCGGGTCGCGACACGGTTGTCCAGATCGGCGTCGGACAGAACCTTGCCTTCCAGATCCGCGATCTTGGTGTCTTTGTCGGCCAGTTCTTTGTCCTTCGCAGCTACCGCCGCGTCATGGGTGGCGGTCAGCTTGGCCATTTCGTCGGCATGTTTTTGCGACTGGTCAGCTTTGAACTGTTCCAGCAGCATGGCGGCATCGGGCGTGACCTGTACGGCCTTATCCCCCAGCACCACCGAAGTCAGAGCATCGGGCATTGGACCCTCCTTTTTATCGCTCGTTTGGATCGGGGCAGCGCCCCATGCTTCCGCATCGTCGCCGATACGGCACTCAGACCCCGCCCGCCCGCGTGGGACGATTGCGAGGTGGTTCACTCGAATTTCGCGCTGAATGGCGTCATAGGCCTCGCCCTCAGGCGTTTCCCCAGCCGTCCAGTCCAGCACACAGGTATAGCCAGCGCTCAGTTCGCGCATGCCGCCTTGGATCGCCTGAATGGCTTCGGCGTCCTTCACGATCAGGGGCAGCTTAATTTTGTTGTCTTCCCAAACCGCCTCTGTGGAAACCTCGCCCTTGGCTAGATCCTTCCAGTTGTCGGCGGTGACGCGATCGGGGTGGCCCAGCGTGATCGGCGCGTGGCTAAAGGTGGCGAGACTGTCAGCGGCGCGCACCTCATCCTCTGGGCGATAAACCCGCACCACATCCATATCGGACTTGCTGACCTCAGAGCCTCGGTAAAGCTGGATGCCGGTGCGCACCGCGAAGGCTTCGGCGATCAGATACCCATCTTCAGTTTGGCGCGTCCCATCGCGCAGAGGGGCGCTATCAATAAAACGGCTCGTCATTCCTCGGTGATCCCCTCTTGCCAATCGGTTTTGATTTCCTCGAACACCTCAGGGCCAAGTAGAATACGGCCCTTGAACGGCTCAACCTCGCTCAGGTCGGGCGCATCTTCGGCGTAGCTGATGGTGATGTGCGGTTGATATTCAGGGTGATCCCACGACGCGCCTGCTTCGATGATTTCGTGATGGCGCCAGTGCAGGTGGTGGCTGGAAAACAGCAACACCTTCGCATCCCCAAAGGCTTCCATCGCACGCGGGCCGCCCTTGGTGACTTCGATTTCATCAGACCACGCCTGCCCCGCCTTGAACCAGTCCAGTGGGGTCTTGCTATAGGCGATGGTCACATGCAGATCATCCGCCGCCAGAGTGGTTTTGAACCCCTGCTCTTTCGCCCACGCAATGATCTCGTCCGCATTCAGAACAGGACGATGGACATAGAGGGTTTTCGGCAGCGCGTCAGCGGCGCCCATAGCCTCAACCTCGTCCCGTTCATCAGGGGCTGGCCCTGCCTCCGCCACATAGCTTTCCAGTCCGGGGAAAGCCCCTGCCTCGGTCAGCGCGTTGACAGCAGCCTTGCCGATCGCTTCCGGAGACACTGCCCCCATACGATCCAGCTTTTCAGCCGCCGACATTAGCCGGTCTGCATTCTCTGCGATCTCCTTGGCGGTCGGTTGCCAGAGGGGGCGCCAGTTATAGTGGATCTTCGCGGGCCGGTCGCCCAGTGCGCTGCGAATGATGCACTCATCGAGAATGGCAAGCGCAGGCCCAACAGTAAGCGTCTGCGCAGTTTTTACGCGATCATAGTAAATCCGAATGCTGCTCTCGCCGTTTGCGTTCAGGCCGCTTGGAGCCTCACCATAGAGTAGCGTCATCGGGATCTCTGCCGCCGCACTTACGCGGATCGCGAACTTATCCATCAGATCGGGCAGACCGGAGAAGCTAGCACGCTTTTGCTCATAGGCCTCTTCGCTATCGAGCATCAGGCCGCCATTGATACCTTTACCCATCTGGGCCAGCTGAAAGCGTTGCAGCAGCAGTTTTTCAAACTCGGCGCCACCATTGCGGAGCTTTTCGGTTAGATCCTTGACCTTGAAAACGTCCACCTTGGCCTCAAAGGTCAGGCTTTCGGCGTTTGCCGCCCCGCCCTCATCGCGCGTCACGGCATCCAGCACGGATTGCAGCACACCATCACCCCAGAAGTCGGCGCCGACCAGCGGGCCACCTGGAATCTGACGACCTGTGAAGATCACCAATCGCGACGGGTGCAGAACCAGAGACTGGCCGTGTGAATGCAGCGTATAGTGCTTGGGCTGGTTGAAATACGGATCTTCGGGATCCGTCTGCGTTTCGCCAGCAATCAACAGGTCGCGCGGAATTACGGTTAGATAGCGCAGGCCGCCCTTCTTAATCTTCGCCGGATCCAGCGGTGCAGCGGTGTCAGTGTCCCCTGTGCCAATCAGGATCGCGCCACCACGCCGCAGGCGGGCCAGTTTAAGCACCTCGATGAGCTTACCGACAATGCCTAGCCGCGTTTCTTCGGCCTCAATCAGGCTGATTTGCGCGGCCTCAGCCTGCCACTCCCGCCACTCGCGCCCTGCGTCCTCTGCGGGAAGGTCCACGATCTTTGCAGCCAAACGGGAGGAACGGTAAGCGGCCAGCGCCTCCCCATCTGTCAGGGGGATGAACACATGCGCGGTGTGCGCCGCCTTGTCCTTGCCGGTCCCCATGCCTGAGACGACGTTCTGCAGGCCGTCGCGGGTCATGATACTGCGGCTGCCGTCTGCATGGAGGCGAACACGGGGTTTTGTCAAAGTGCGCCCTCCCATGAGAAGTTAGGTGTATTAAGCATGTCAGCGATGGCATCCATCAGCGGATCCACTTGGTCGTCGTGACCAGTGCCCAATCCGTCGAATGAATGCAGTTCTGAGCGAAGCGCTGCCGTAAACTCGGCTTCCGCTGGCAGATGTACGTTCTTAGTTGCGATCCATGGCGAGGCGTCTAGGCCGCGCGTGTATTTGTCTCGATCCCGCTTGATACCCTCGATGGGGATTGGCGGATTGTTGGGTCGGGCACGGCCAAGACTTTGGATCAAGCCTGTGCCGGAAACCTTATCTTCCACCAGCATTCCTCTGGGCTTCCAACCGTTGGATTGTGCCGATGCCCAGAATGCCCGTGCCACCTTCTCTAACTCAGGGGCTTCCCATTTTCCCCGCACCTGGTCGATCAGGTAAATGCCGCCAGACTTTGCTTTGCCCCAAAGCTGGAACACAGAATAATCGTTTCTTTCCCCAGTTTTCTGGGCGGTATCACCATAGACGCGGGTCCAGTCCATCGGTGGCAACTCACGCCACCACTGAAACCCCTCCATGTCGAACAGGGCGCCTTCAATCGATTTAGGCCGCTGCATGTATTGAGAGGCAAACGTGTAAGCGTCGGCTCTCAGAACCTCGATTTCCTCAGCCGTGTGTTTCGCCGCCCACAGCGGGCCTTCGGGCAAGCCATGATCAATAGGCTGGCCATGGGTCCATTCCGGCGGATACTCGTGCCCCTTTTCAATCAGCACTGGCAAATCGAGATGCGCCCAAGTCTCGCCGGTGCCCCCCTTTAGGAGATGTCCTGCGAAATCGTCATCATGCAGCCGCTGCATAATCGCGATGATCGGCACCGCATCGTGCGCGAGGCGGCTACGAAAAGTGTTCGTGGCGCGCCGATTGACCTTCTCCCGTTCTTTCTTACTGAAAGCATCATCAGGCTTGAGCGGATCATCTACGATCAGAGCGCCGGTAAAACGCTCCTTGTCCATGTAGCCAGCCCGAAAACCGGTGATTGGACCGCCCGCAGCCTTTGCAAGCATCCCACCGCCTGCGGTCGTTTTCCATCGGTCCTTTGCGCTACTGTCGGCGCGAATATGAACCTCCTTGAGGTCTTGATACTCCGGCAGGCCAATCAAGCTTTTGATTTTGTCACTGTTCTCGCGAGCCAGGTCGTCGGAGAACGTCGCATGGATGAACCGAGCCTTCGGATTCACCTGAAAGCCCTTCGCTACGAAATTGACCACAGCCATTTCTGTTTTGGTGTAGCCAGGCGGTAGGGTGATCAATAGGCGCTTAATATTCCCGGCCAACACCTGATCCAGTGCCGCGCCAATCACTCTGTGGTGCGGCCCCTCGATAAGCTGCATTCCCTCCCGATCAGGGAAGAACCAGCGGGCAAATTCCAATAGCGGCCCGTCTGGTGCCAGTTCAGTCGCCTTTTTCCGGGCCTCCGCCAAGGCCAAGAGCCTTTGGATCGATGCCAAGTCTTTGTGCTTGCTCACTCAACTTGGCCTCCAAATCCGTGGTGTCATTGGTCTCGATAGGACCACCGTCTTTGCCGGTCAGCTCGCGCTTTTCGGATAAGCCCAGATCGCGGGCAATGATGTTAGCGTTCAGCAGATCTGCCGCCGCGCCTTCAAATTTATGCTGATAGATCACCGCCTCAACGCGCTCGATCGTTTCGGCTAGGTCGGCCCTGTTCTGACGCCACTTGCTCCAGGTCTGACGGCTAATGTCTAAAAAGTTGCAAAGCCCGACCTGCGTCATGGCCCGCATCCGCTCAATCGGCTCGTGCTTCCCGTGCCCTTCGAATTTGATCAGGTGATCTTCATACAGCGGATTTTCCACCACCCACTCGAAATACTCGACGCAGGCAGCCCAAAGATCATCACCGTTCGTAAAGGTCGGCTTGCGTCCAAAGCTACTGCAGCTAGCCCAGAAGTGATTGCCGGAGGTAAAGCGGCCAGTTTTGGGATCGCGGCCTGAATCAGTCATGGTGGGATCTTCCTGAAACTATGTAGAGCTCAGCCAGAACTCGAAAAATATGAATTCTTGACTCATCAAAACCAGCTAGGTTCCAATGACCGTGGCAATTGAGCCGATTTTAATTTTGGAGATTGAAAATGAGCGTTAAGAAAATTCCTGTTGCAGAAGCGCCCGCAGAGTGGATCAAGTCTCTGGTAGTGGCTGGCCTTCCTATCGAACCAGATGGCTTTATCGAATACGACGACTATGAGGGCGAGACACCGGTTGTTGATCTTGAGCATGGCCTCACCGCTCGTGACCGCGATGGTAACAGCGTTAAGGGTGCGGTTTGCTTGGTTTACAAGGGCGGCACGGGTTACATCTGCTACGTGAAGTGAGCAAAGCGGTGTTGTTTTTCTGTTAAGAATTGATCAAAAAGCGAACAGTCCCGGCACGAGGTTTTAAGCTGCGCTGGGGCTGTTTAATTTTGCTATGGCCGGGGTTTCGGCTGCAGGTAGCGACCCCGCAACTCAGCCCCGTTTCGTCTGCCAGTCCGACTGCAAGAATCCGCACCTACTCTCTTCGGTGGAGGGCCTCGGTCGCAGCACTGTACCCGTTTGACGCATAAGGGAGCGCCCGCCCATTGCTGAATCGAAAAGGCGATCCGTGGGGGTTAACCACAAATCGCCTGCGAGGATATAAAAGCGGCAAAGCTTCCAAGTGTCAAGCAACGGAGCAGTCTGTCCACAATAGCAACTCGATCAGCTTCCCTTAATTGCGACCCATTCGACAAAATGGTGCGCCAAATCACGCCTGTGAGATGTACCTGACCAAACAGCTTGCACAGTAAGCCGAGGCAAGCTCCAGTCAGGCAATAGCTGAACAAGACGTCCTTCGGCTAGGCCTTCGAGAACCAAGCTTTCGGGCAAGTTACCAAAGCCCAGTCCTGCTTGAGTGGCCGTCAAGGCACCGAGAATGTTCTGAACTTTAATCCGGCTTGTTTCCAGATTTACCAACTCAGTTTGCGTGCCATTCGTAAGCTCCAAGTAATCGTTTGCAGGTCCCATCGCTACAGCCGGTAGTTTCGACAACTCTTCTGGCCGAGCCGGTGCGCCGTGTTTGAGTAAAAATTCAGGTGTAGCCACTAAACGATGGACGACGTCTCCGATCCGACGGCGGATCAAACTTGAAGACGCCAAGCTCCCCAATCTGATCGAAAGATCATATCCACCCCCCACGAGGTCTACGACCTCATCGGAGTAGTCCAAAGTTAGCGCCACATTCTGATAGCGTTTTGCGAACTCCATGATCCGCGTTTCAATGGAAGGGTCAGGAACAAAGGCAGGTAGGGCGATACGCAATGCGCCCGCCAATTCTTCGGTATCCGATCGAGCCTCCTCAAGTGCAATTTCTATCTGTGACAGTCCAGCCTGGGCGGCATCAAACAAACGTTTGCCGTTCTCTGACAATGTAAGCTTGCGGGTCGTGCGATGAACCAGTGTTTCGCCTAACTGCTCCTCGAGCCGGGCAACATGGTGGCTGATAACGGAGGGGCTTACGCCCAGCTGTTCCGCAGCTCGCACGAAGGCGCCAGTTTTGCCAACCGCGACAAATGCCATGAGACTATATATAGAATTCTGCATTCATTCATTCTATCGAATAATCAAATCAAAATATACCATCTAATCCACAGAACTGGACGGTGTTAGACCCTCTTAAAAGGGGTCGGCTATGACATCGCACAGCATTCAAAAGACCATCGAAACCCCAAAGGCTAAGGCCTATGCCAGCCAATTAGGAAAACACTTCAGCCATAAAATTAGGGTTGAGTGCTTTGGAAACTCGATGGTGTTTCACTTCTCCCAAGGCATTGGGCGCGTCGACGTGAACGGCGATCGCCTCACTATGACCGCCTCAGCCTGCAACCCAGAACAAATGCACTCGCTTGCACACGTTCTTGGGGCTCATCTGGAGCGCTTCGCATTTCGTGAGAACTTGCAACTCGGATGGGCCAAACCATCGACTACCATTGAAGGAAAATCCTGATGAAGATCCTCTCCACTACCGCCCTGTCCCTATTTTTGACAACCGCAGCCATTGCGCACCAGGTACCCGGTCATGGTCACGCTACTCTGGTTCCAATTCCGGCATACACTCAGCCTTATGGCGAAGCTTCTGGCTCTGCTGCGTTGAAGGCAGCAGAGGCGTTCTTGGCCACTTTTGATGAAGAAGCCAAAGCTGGGTTCATGTTTGATCTTGATGCTGCCAACCGAGCGGCTTGGTCAAACCTACCCGCAGGAATTGTTAAGCGCACAGGGGTCTCTATCGGTGAACTGTCAGACCAACAGCGCGCTCTTTTGTTTGAATTCCTCGCTTCTTCGCTTGGTGAAGAGGGGTATGAGAGCGTTGCAGAGGTTCTCGCTGCAGAGGCGTTCCTGAGTACGGATCGCCGTGCGGCGCAGTTGAAATGGGCTCCTGAGAACTATTGGGTTTCGTTCTATGGCACCCCTTCTGCCAATGCCCCTTGGGGATGGCAATTCGGCGGGCACCATCTGGCGCTGAACCTTTCGATTGAGGGGAATAAGGTGGAAACCATGTCGCCCAGTTTTATTGGCACTGAGCCGGCTGTTTTCACCATTAATGGTGTTGACTATGAAGCGGTTCGCGACATGCACCTTTCTGGGTATGAGGTGTTCACCGCACTTGATGCTGATCAGAAAGTCAAAGCAAACGCTGGCGCAATACCTGAAGATGTTCTGACTGGTCCGGGTCAAGACGGTACCATCCCGCAAATCATCGGCATTTCTGCTGCTGAGATGACCACAGCGCAGCAGGAAAAGCTTCTCGACGCGATCAACGAGTGGGTGTCGGTTCAGCCGAATGAGAACGCCAAACCGCGTATGCAAGAGCTTGCGGAAGGGATCGGCCAAATTTCCTACGCTTGGACAGGCACGGACGAGGTCAATACGCCAACGTATATGCGAATTCAGGGACCAACTCTGATCATCGAGATGCTTTCGACTGGCGGAAACGTTGGTTCCAGCGCCCAAGGCGCAGGCCATTATCACACCATTTATCGCAATCCGAAATTTGAATACGGCCAGTAAATAAGTGCTTCGAGGATAAGAAAATGTCAGCCAAGACCCTCACAAAATCCGAAATTGCCCTGCATTGGCTTGTTGGTCTGAGTATGATCATCCTGACCTGCGTCGGGATGTACATGAGCCAAAACGCAGTGTTTAGCCTTTACCCATTGCACAAGTCGGTAGGTATAATTCTATTCGTCTTCATTCTCGCTCGGGTACTTACTCGCATGTACAAGGGCTGGCCGGAAAGTCAGAACGATGGCCGCGCTTGGGAACATAGGTTGGCCCATGCTGTTCATTGGATCCTGATCTTAAGCACATTGGCTCTGCCGATTTCTGGAATGCTTGACTCAATAATGGCCGGTCGCGGGCTATCTGTGTTTGGGTTGGATCTGGTCGCCTCAAACATGGGTACTGCTGGTAGGCCTGTCGCGATTGACGAAACGTTGTCAAATCTGGCCAGCGCAACACATGGGATTTTCGGAAAAGTCCTTATTGCGGCACTAACGCTTCACATAGCAGGGGCGCTTAAGCATCACTTTGTTGATCGTGACGGCACCCTGGCACGGATGATGGGGAGAACCTAAGCTACCGGAGTGCCTTCACTCTCTCCCCAGTGATTGGGCACCCACTCCCGTAGTTTTATCGGTGACCCCCTTCTGCTCAAGCAATCTGTTTCATAGGCCTTACGCCCGTGACCCAGATTGCTTGAGGTTATTTCATATTGCTCAAATCTTCGCAGTTTCCTCCAGCCGCTCCAGCGCCATCACGAACCGATGCCCTGCCGGCGTCACACTTGCCGCACACACCAACGATACCCGACCATGCGCGGCATCAAAGAGCGCGCTTTGCTCCAGCGCCCGCAGCTGCCCAATCAGGCCGCGCCAGTGCATCCAGCTGTTGACCGCATCGCGGTGCTTCTCATCCTCGGTGCGCAGATCCGGCTCATCATCAGCGCGTGCCTCGAACCGTTCCGGCATGATTTCGATCTTCCCAGACTTGGCGTAGAGCGATTTGCCAAGCACCACGCGGGCATAGCGAGCCTCTGAGGCGGTGAAGGCCGCGTAGACCGTCCACAGCGCAGCAGCGCCCTTAGGATCGCCCCCATGCGCCAGATAGATCGCCTGCCCCGCCTCCTCGCCTAGCGCCTGCGTGCGCATCAACTCAAGCGGCTGCCCCTCCTGCCCCATCATGCGGGCACGGGCCTGCAGGGCGACCTTATCCGGTGCTCGCTCCGGCCGAACCGAAACGGTACGTTTGACCCGCGTTGAGGCTCCGTCTTTCTCGCGGCGCGGCACCTCGGCCAGCCCTGGCAGCCCTGCCGCTACGCGCTGATCTTTCTTGCGTGCTCGTGCGCGCTGCTTGTCGCCTTTACCCATGCTCCTGCTCCATGTCGTGGGTTGGTGTTTTTGGTTGGGCGCCTGCAATGCGCCAAGCCCGTTTTCCGTCGTCGGTTTCCTCGATCGTGCCTGCCGCTGTGAGGATGATCACCGTCTTTGAGACGAAGCTCTTATCGAACCCTGTGGCGGTGATCATTTCCACCTGCGACATAGGGCCAAACTTCGCGATGCACTGCAGCAACTTCGCGCGCTTGCGCAGCACGGCAGGGCTAGGCCTATGCCCCTTCGGGGTGGCGGTCAGGACGCGCGGCAGCGGCCGCTTTTTCTTGACGATCAGGCCACCCGCGACCATGCGCCGGACAAGCGCGTCCTCGCCTTTGATCGCAACGAATTTCTCCATTGCATCGCCGGGTGTGTATTTCAGCGGGACAGGATGCACGGCATCGCGCTCCGCTCGCGTTGCGATGTCAGCATTTGCGGATTTGGTCACAACAGCCCCCTTTCCTTGGCGCGGGCCTCAGTCACGAACCCTGCGCCGACGAGCTCTTCCACCATCGATCGGCTGATCACGTTGGGAGAGATGAATTTGTCGCCGTTGACCCAGTCAGCGTTGAACTGCAGGACCTCGCGCCGACCCACTGGACGCTTGGCCGCGGCCTCTGGGTATTTTTCCCAAGAACGGTCACGCAGCCAGTTGTCCGAGAATTTGACCTTGTCGGGATCGAAGGCTTTGGCAGCTTCGGCGTAACGACGAGCAGCGGCAATCAGGCTCTCTGGATCTTGCCCCGCCGCGACCGCTTGGCTCCAAGATTGCGCGCCCTCCGGTGTTTCCCGTGGACGAGGATGAATTGCCAAAAATTTCTGATAGCCGTCGTCACAAGATAACGAAGAAGATTTATCTTCTTTGTTATCTATACTCTTATCTTCTCTTATCTTATCTGCTTGGCTTTCGCAGGAACCGGTTGCTGCACCTAAGTTACTGTTATTGTTAGATGCAGACCTGATTTCCGCAGATTTTTGCCCGCCTTTTTTTCCGTTTTTTTGTGCGGTTTCCCTCAGTTTTTCTTTGGTTTTTGCTTCTTTTTTCGCCCGTTTTTGTGTGATTTGGTCGTTTTCGATGGTCAATTTCCCACGCGAACATAGGCTTTCGAGGGCCTTCCTAACAGCTGCTGACCCCATGTCTGAGATCCAGCCGGCGATCCATTTCGGGTCGTTGTTGATGCTCCCGCCATGCGCATATGTCAGGTCCAGAACCACCGAATAGACCGCATGCTCTTTCGCGCTGAGGCCCTGCACACCGCCCAGGTAGGCCTGAGGCTCTCGCTTATACCAGTCGCTACCGTGTCTCATTGCAAAAGCCCCCTCAAACCTTCTGGAATTTTCAGCGCAATCTCCGAGGGGCAGAGCTCCCGATCTACCTCCTGAATAACGGCCACACACCGAGACATCCCTGGCACCCACTGTGGCGTCACGGAGCGCACCCAGCGGCGACTATCGTCCACGAGCACGCCTGCGCCCACCAAGGCGTCAGTGTAGGCTTTTTCTGCGTTTCCTGCGTCCATCAGGCCCACACCAGACTCGCCGATCAGGTAGGTGATACTGACAGGCACTGAGTAGTGCGGCAGCGGGCCTTGAATGCGCAAAAGCTCTTTCGCCTCGCGGCGCCACTTCCTGTAGCGGGCGGTACTTACACGGCCCCTGCCCCTCACATTGCTGAACAGGTTGTTGCTGCTGATGGGCACAGGGAGGATGAGGTGGAGAGCGGTGGTCATCAGTTCTTCCCTCCTGCCCTACGCATGCGGCGAATGCAGCGGTTCATGATCTTGGTGCGCTCTGCGATTGTCTCGGCAAGGATGGCTTTGCGACGTGAAATGCGTGGCTGGAGCTTTGCAAGACGGGCAAGGTCAGCCTCATCCGCATAGCGCAGCCAAGGGGCGTCGATCCCAAAGGGTTGCTCTAGCGGCGGGCCTCCGTTGTCACCGATCATGGCTGCCATCTCGGCAACCTTGCGATCCTCTTCCGCCACCTGCGCCTTGGCCAGCTCAAAGAGCCTCATAAAGCTATCGTCTGACATGCCTCACCGCCCGTTGTTGTGCAGTGGATGCCGCTGCACAGGTTTAGGGGAAATTAACCGCGCGAGTGCCTTGGAAAGCCTCACGCGGATCTCTCGTGTCGCGTTGGATTTCACCGCCCGGCATGGGCATTCCGCCAAGGCGACCATGAAGCTATGGGCGTCATCGCGCGGCAGGCGAATGAGGATATATTCCCCGTCGCGCTTTACGGAGGGCTGTTCCGGTACGTTTGTGTCAGCCATGCGATCCCCCTTTGGAGAAAACAAGGGGCTTCCAAGTGCGCCCGCGCCCGCAGATACGGTTCACCCCGCCGGGTGGATCCATCACTGCGCTCAGAATGCGATTGAGTGCAAGGATCAGCGTTTGTTTGAGCGCTGGATACGGCGCTGTAGATCGCGGTTCACTGCCAACATCACGCAAAGCGTATTCATCAATAAAAGAGCGAATTCGTCTTTGGACCCGGGGCAGGCCTTGTATTCTGCATACAATAGGTCGAATATTTCCGAGGGATTTTCGCCCTGAGAGATTGCTTGATTGATGGAGTTTTGAATGACGTTTGTTGCCACCATTGATTGTCCTTTCTGCAAGACAAAAAGTGTTGGAGCGGTGGTCGAAAACCTTGCGCCGCGCAACATCAACACAGTTCTGGGGTACCAAGGCGTGCTTACTGGCCCAGCGACATGCAACAACTGTGGCGAATACGTGATACTGATCGTCGAAGAGTTTATTAAAACGAAAGGGCAAGGTTTTAGCCCAATCAATACCCCGACCCAGCCTACAAACATTGACGGCCACCGGAGTGGTTCGCGGACTTTCAGCTTGACCGGTTGGTATCCCGAAACAGCCGGCCCCAAGGTGCCGGATCACCTTCCAGAAAACGTACATCGAGCGTTTCTTTCCGCAGAAAAGGACCGCTCCAACGGATCTTGGACCAGCGCTGCAATGCAATACGGCAAGGCTATAGATCGTGGAATTACACCGCTCCTCACTGACACTCCCGGCCGTCTGACGCTCGGACAGAAACTCGGCAAGCTGCGTGACCGGGGCGAACTGCCACAACCTCTGCTTGATTGGATTGGTGTTGCTCTCAAGGACCGAAATTTTGCTAGTCACGACGACGACAAGGATTTCGACAGCGAAGAAGAAATAGCGACGATCCGTGATCTCGCTACGATTTTGCTCACATATCTCTACACCATGCCCAAGCGCGTTGAGATCGCTAGGGAAGATGCAGCGCGTAGGGAAGGCCAGACAAATAGTACCTGAGTTCAGGCGCCCCGCTAGAGTCATTTCTCTGACCCTCCATACTCACGCTCCAAACGCGCACGCGCCTGCCGCAAAGCCTCAATAGCCTCATCTATCTCAACAATTGCCTGATCGTAATCGCAACCGGCATCAGACTGCTGAGCGGAAAGGATAGCGTTAACCGCCTCCCCAGTTTCTTTGCTGATTTGCCCAACGTGAAGCAGAACAGAGCCTTGAGCTGTGTATTCGTTGGGACGTAGCCTTCGAGCCAACATCTTGGTCACGGGATAGCGACCAGCTGCATCTTCTAAGGCAATGACTTCGTCAACGTTCCAGCCGATGCTCTGCCCAAGTTTTTTAGACAACGTTCCTTTCCCGACAGAGCGCCCTAATCGCGCATTGATGGTTTCGGCAGCCGCATCGAGGCAACCAAACGAGCCGTCGATCAGAGCAGCCATAGACGCGTTCACACGGGCGCGGATCTCAGACATGGGAAACCCCGTTTCCTTGGATATCGGTCATCAACGCCGCAAACTGGGGGTATTGAGACGTTTGATTTGATTGAAATTTGGAAACCGCACTTTGAGAACGAATGCTGATTTCACACTGACAGGGGGCGGCGCTCACTGGGTCGCCTCCTGTTTTGCAGCTTGCCGCATGTTGAAAAGATCAATGGGGCATTCGATTTTGTGACTCGCACACATCTCGGAGATCACACGGAACCATGACGCGGGAAAGCTTCCGGCCGATTTGGCATTCTTGACTGAGAACGACGACACCCCGAGGGCGGCACAGATCTCCGCTTCGGTCAGGGCTTCGACGATTGCATCTATACGAGGTTTTGTCATGCCTTCCGAAATGACAAAAAACTTGTCATTAGTCAAGACAAGCGAATGCGGCTTTAGACAATTTTCTTGTCATGACATATTGGCAAACATGACCGACAACGAAAAACCATTTTCCGATATTGCCGCTCGCTTGAAGTGGCACCGCGCACTGGAAGGCCTCAACCAGGCTGACTACGCGAGCAAGGCTGGCTTGAAGCGAGCTCAGTTAAACAACTGGGAAAGCGGCGATTATCGTCTGTCGCTGGACGGTGCCTTGGCACTGCGCGACACATATGGATTGTCGCTAGATTTTCTGTATGTCGGCATTGCCGATGCGTTGCCAATGACTTTGCGTAAGGCTTGGATCGACAGGCCCTGAGTGAGTGCTTCCAGAAAGTCTACTGTCAAACCGGATTTTTCGGCGCCCTCGATCAGCAAATCAATTCGATCCATCATTTCCCCTGCATTCTCAAATTCGTCTTCTGGCTCTGTATCGGGCCTAGGGGGTGAGGCTGTTCAATCCGTCGCCTTCCGCCCGATGGTTGAGAACATAAAAAGAACATTCGCGCAAATCAACTGTTGGGATTTTGACGGGAGGTGCGGCCGGGCGGATAGAGGGGCGCCTGTTTGGGGTGCCAGCGCGTCCTTCGTCGCAGAGGGGTGCTCTAAAGGATAGAGGAGAACTGTTGCCCCCCTGACGGACTAGCAACACAGACGGGCGATATGCAACCTCCGCGCAACCTCTAGTGTTGCAGAATCGCGATCCTCAATGCAGTGCTTGGGGAGATTATAGGATTTTGACATGGCTATTCCGGCAGACGCAGACATTGATCTTGGCATTCAGCTCTTGAACCTATCCAAAACCGTTGCGCCAGCCTCTTGGGTTGTGGAAGAGAACAAGAGGGGCATGGAAACTGGTATGAAGATCCAGTGCGCCTTTGACGCCAACCACCCTCAAATCGGGCGATATCGCCTCAACATCTCAATTCGCATTGGGCGACTTGATCAGACCAGCTTCCATAGCGACCTCAGTGTTGCGGGGCGCCGGGAGAGGCTGACGATCTACCGACTGGATCTGCACCCCGGCTCTATGCACATGAACCCACCGCGCGCAGGCGACCGTGATGGCGGCCGAGTTTTCGCCGAAAGAGAAAGTCATGAGCACAGCATTGAAGATGATAAATTCTCCGGGCACGCAAGATTTGCCAGATCACCACGGCGGGCTGTTCATGATTTTGAAGATGCTTGGGTGTACTTTTGTGATAGAATCCTGATCAGCAACCCAGATGAACTTCCGAGACCAACCCCGCAGGGCAGACTGCTATGACAAGCATATTATTGCGAAAAGTCGAAAGCTCATTGCAGCAGATCTTCACCCCTACTGCGGATGATGAGGCTGTAATTCTGCCCGTTCCGGTGCAATACCCCAGCGGATCGCTCGCCTCTTTGGAAATAACAGGCGGCGCAGAAACAGCTTGGATTTCAGACCGTGGCCTAGGCTACCTAGAAGCCGAAATGATGGGCGCTGACGCAAGTTATTCAAGGGTCGCCCGCTATGAGGCTGAGGCACGCGGTGTCAGCTTTGATGGCCGGGCCATCTTCGCTCTGAAGGTACCCCTAGAGCAGTTGGCGTCAGGTATCGTTGCAGTTGCCAACGCTTCCGTCTTTGCTGCAGCAGAGACAATTCGCTTTGAGCAGGACAAAAAGGTTCACGAAAGTAACCAGCGTATCTTTGAGCAAGTGCAGCGGGCATTCCCAGATGCCGAAGTTACACCGCAAATGGAGATAGACGGCGGGCGTAGTTCGTGGACAGTGCATAACGTCGTTCAGCTGCCTGGGCGGACTGGTATTTTCGAGCCAACCACGCAGCACCAAGCATCTATCTCCGCAAAGTTCTTGATGTTCTCTGATCTATCTTCAAGAAAGTCCCTAAGCCTCAATGCCGTGATGCGAGATCCGAAAAACCTTGATGCTAAAGGGCAGATGTTGAGGGATGTGGCCAACATTATTGCGATAGATGATCCGATTAGCGCCTATCAGATGAGCGTTAGCTAAACCAACCCAACCCACCGAACCCCGCCCCGCTCCGGCGGGGTTTTTCTTTGTCTGCTCCAGTCTTGCCGATGGGTTGAGTATAGGCTCGTATTTCTGCTTTGAAAACAAAAGACAAATTTCTTGTCACTTCAGTCTTGCAAAGACAAATTTCTTGTCATAAATTACCACCATAGCGACAACAACACGACGCTAAGCACACCCAGCCGAAGACGCACTAGGCCGCTACGGGCACCGACCCAACAGGCCGCTGATCGCTGGAAGGTAATTTGAGGAGAATGCAATGCTGACGACCTACCAGACCGAAATCGAACTGGACCTGCCGCAGGGCTATCTGGGCGAGTTCTCCGCGTGCTTTGAGGTGGAATTTGACACCACCCGCGCAGGCACTGAGGTCTTCGACGTCAGCTTCAAATCCGGCTGCATTGGGGGCCTGACGATCAACGCCTCGATGCTGAATGAAATCATCAAGCCTTTGTCGTTTTTGACGATGAAAGCAATTGAGGATCAGGTTGCGGAAAGCTTCTTGGAAGAAGCAAACGCTGGCGATCTTGCTTTCCAGCAGGTCGCCGCATGACCTGCCCCACCACCCCCTCCCCGAACGGTGCCATGAAACCTGACGCACCGACCTCCCCGACCAGCGGCTTTAAACTGCTCGTTCATGCCTCATCAGCTGGTCGGGGTCTTTTCGGGGGGATCTTTGGAACACTCACGGAGCGAGCTGCCTCTTTCCACACGGGCAGCGCTTCGACCGGCACGGGCGGGGGCTACATCCCCAAATCCTCCCTGAGGCTCCCGCCCGCGCCAATGGATGATCTGGACGAGCGCACAGGCGCCCTTCTGGATGAACGGCTGGCGGAGCAAGCAGCGAAGAGATCCCGCCTTATCAGCCAGACTGCAGAACTGAACCAGCAGGGCTAACGCCCACCTCTCAACCGAAAGGGACTGAACGATGAGCAAGAAAGCTCAAGCGCCTCTTGGGCGGTATGGAGACCTGCGCTCTGGTGGAATGCTACCGCAGGAAACAAAGGACCACTTGGCCAAGATTTACTGGGCCTTCATGGCTGGCCTTCTGGCGTCCTGCTTCATGTTCGTGATCGCCAAGACCATCGGCCACCACGCGGCCCTGACCTGCGGTGCGTGCTGAGCTGAACGAATTTCACCATCGAGAAAGGGAAGCGACATGTCTAAGGGCGGCAACAAGATCCCGATCACTGATCGCACCATCCACGTTTACCTGTGCATGACAGATAGCAGCCGCAAACCGATTGCGATGATCGATGGCTACCATTTTGTGTTCAAGGGCGACACAGCCATGCAGGCACGCCGCGCTGCTGATGAATGGCGACGTGAGGCTGTTCGCAAGGACAAGTTGCTCTCTGCTGAGCGTAAAAAGGAAATCCTCGGGGAGGATGCGGCATGATCCGGCAGCCCTCCACGATGACCCAGCTCTACGGCTGGCACCGCGCCGCTGTGAACGGGGAAAACCCACCCCGCCACGATGGCATCCCACATTGCGGCTGGTTCAAGCGGCGCCTGGTCAAGAGCGGCCCTTGGGTTCCCGTTCGGATCTTCGTTGATCGCGACATTGACCTGGCCAGCGGTGAACTCACCCGCGACGAAATTTTACGGATTGAGGTGGAGGGCGTCGAGGCTGGCGATCCGGCTGAGCATTGGACGTACCTCACCCCGATTACCCGCGAGGAATTCAATCACCTGACTGATTACCGCCTGCGCGACAGTGCGCGCATGCTCGACACCCGCCGCCCGATTGATCTGTCGGCCGCGCCAACCCTGCCGCAAGGAGCATTTTAATGAACGCCCCCACCAAACCCACAGATATGGCCACGGATGCCACCGCAACCATTGGCCACAACAATCCGCCCGCCTTCGATCCGACGGTGCTGGCCGAGTTTCAAACCACTGCAAACGACTTTTTAGAGGCAACCGCTGCGTGGCAGGCCCTTGAGAAAATCGAGAACGAAGCACAGGCGGAGCAGCTGAACGACCAAATTACCGGATTGCGTGGGCTCTGGAAGAAAGTCGATGCCGCCCGCAAAGACGCGAAGAAGCCTCATGATGATGCGGGCAAGGCTGTTCAGGCCGCGTTCACGCCCCTTCTGAAAAAGCTGGCAATGGCCAGTGATGCTCTCAAACCCAAGTTGGCCGATTACGTCGCCGCGCGGGAGGCAGAGGAAGCACAGCGCAAGGCCGCCGAAGAAGCAAGGGCGCGCGCAGATCGTGAGGCCGCCGAGGAGCGCGCCCGCTTGGCACAGATGCAGGGCGATATTGATGCCCAAGTGGAAGCCGAGGAAGCACAGAAGGCCGCTGAAAAGGCCGAGCGTGAAGCCGCCAAAGGCGCAAGCACGAAGGTGAAGTCTGCATCTGGCGGTGGCCGCACGATGTCCACGCGGACCATTCGCGAGGTCGAGGTCACCAACGTGCGGGTGCTGTTCATGCACTACCAGAACCATCCAGACGTTGCTGATGTGTTGCGCCGCCTCGCCGCCGCCGATGTGCGCGCCAAGGGCTTCAATCCTGAACAAACCCCGATCCCCGGCATCAAGATCACTGAGCGCAAAAACATCGCCTGAGCAAAACGCCATTCCAATCTATCTAAGGAAATCAAACACATGAACGCCCCTGTTAAATCCACTTCTGCCCCGCTGCTAATGGACCCCAACACATTCGATCATATGCAGCGCGTGGGTGCGATGCTGGCCATGTCGCCACTGTTTCCTGATCACCTACGGAAGGGATCGAAAGAAACCGCAATCGCCAACGGCGTCTTGGTCATGAACATGGCCAGCCGCCTGAATGAGGATCCGCTGACTGTTGCGCAGAACATCTACTTTGTAAGTGGGAAGCCAGGTTGGTCGTCATCGTACATGATCGGCAAGGCCAATCAGCACGGCGTGTTCAAGAACCCTATCAGCTGGAAGATTACCGGCTCCGGCAATGACCTCTCTGTGACCGCATACGGCGAACTGGCCACCACAGGGCAAGTCGTTGAGGCGACCTGCGACATGGCAATGGCCAAAGCCGAAGGCTGGACCAAAAACAGTAAGTACCAGTCGATGCCCGAGCAAATGCTGCGCTATCGCTCTGCCACCTTCCTGATCCGCCTTTATTGCCCCGAAGTGATGATCGGCATCCCCGCCCAAGTCGAAGTCGAGCTGGGGATGAAGGATGTGACGCCAACCGACTTTGCAGATCGCTTCAAGGATCAGCCGACATTCACGCACGAAGAGGAAACGGTGCCCGATGCTGAGGTCGTGACCACGCCGGAAGCCGAGCGCCACACGGCCCCTACCGAGGCCCCCAAACCACAGACATCACCTGATCAGGAGCAGTTCGACAAACTGGTCGACATGATCATCAACGACCTGACCGACGCGCCAAGCGTGGATGAGGTGATCGAGCTGTACCAAGAACAGATCGACAAGATGGCCACCGCCGCACCTGCAGCCCACGAACGGCTCATGGCATCGGTCGAAGAGTTCCGCGCAGCTCAATCGTGACGCCTCTTTCTGGTCCCGCGTGTCGGGGCCAGCGATGGACGCCACCCCCACAGGAGAACCCAACATGTCCCATCCCGTAGACATCCACGCCGGAAAGAAACTCAAAGAGCTGCGCGTCCTGCGTGGCAAAACTCAAACCGACATTGCCAAGGGCCTGAACATCTCGTTCCAGCAGATCCAGAAATACGAATTGGGCCGCAACCGGATCAGCGTCAGCAAGCTGTATGAGATCGCCAACATTCTGAACGTGGCGCCTGCGTATTTCTTCGAAGGCTTGGATCAGGTCAGCGAAGACACGCCAGTCATGGAGCCGGAGACTGTCAAAGCTGCCGCTCTTTTCGAGCAGATCAAAGGCGATCAGGGCAAGGACTCAGTGCGTCAGATCATGGTCGCAATCATCGCGGCCGAGCAAGCCGGAATTCCCCAACAGATCGCGGCTGAGTGAATGCTGACGCCTCTTTCTGGCCCTTGGCGACAGGGGCCAGCGACGGACGACAGGAGATTTTCAATGACTGACCACCCAATCCTATTCTCTGCACCTATGGTCCGCGCCCTGCTGGATGGCAGCAAGACCCAAACGCGGCGGATCATCAAAGACCGTGGCGCCCTGCCTGAATTCTGTGGTGGGCGGTACGACGACCAAAACGACCCGTCGTGCTGGGGATTTCAGGACTATGAGCGCGGAAAATGGATCACCCTCGACCAGTGGCAGCGCTGGCGGTTTGTGCCTTACCGCCCCGGCGACCGCCTTTGGGCGCGTGAAAATTGGCGTCCGCATGGCGCAGGAAATGGCATCCTAAGCGAACAAGACACATCTTGGTGCACGGGGCCTGATGACGTTGAACATATGGCGGATGCACCAGAAGAGAGCTTTGCCCAATTTCGATTTTATCCCTCGATCCACATGCCCCGCTGGGCCAGCCGCCTGACGCTTGTTGTGACCGACGTTCGGGTGCAGCGACTGCAGGAGATCAGTGAAGCCGATGCGGCGGCCGAAGCCCCTCCACAGCACCCAAGCTATCCAGATGATTTTTACTGCTCTTGCAAAGAGGCTTTCGAATTCCTCTGGAAAACCACCTACGACCGCGACGCATGGGATCAGAACCCGTGGGTGGTCGCCACCACCTTCACCACGCACCACTGCAATATCGACAAGATGGGGGAAGCATGACCTCTCCCTACCATCTGCCCGACGGCAACGTCCAAATTGCGTTTAGCGGGGGACGATCTAGCGCCTACATGCTGCATCAAATTCTGGTGGCCAATGGAAACCTACCGGAACGCGTCGAGGTGACATTCCAAAACACGGGTCGGGAAGCGGAGGCGACCCTAGAGTTCGTGGCGGAGGTAGGCCGCCGTTGGGGAGTGCAGATCACTTGGCTGGAGTATCGCCCTACGCCGCCCCTATTTGAGATTGTCGGGTTTCAGGGTGCCGCCCGATCCGGTGAGCCTTTTGAGGCCCTCATCAGGCGCAAAAAATACCTACCGAACCAACAAGCACGGTTCTGCACTATCGAATTGAAGGTTCGGACAGCCAAACGCTATCTGCGAACCTTGGGCTGGGATCGCTGGACGAACTGTGTAGGTTTTCGCGCAGACGAACCCGCACGGCTTAACAAGCCTGCACCGAGGGATCGTTGGGTAGTCTGGCATCCAATGGCCGATGCTGGAGTTTCTAAGCATGATGTGGCCGAATTTTGGCGGCAACAGCCATTCGATTTGCAGCTTGATAACGTGAAAGGGAAAACGCCGGATGGAAATTGCATCGACTGCTTTTTGAAGTCCGAAGCGATCATAGCGGCATTTCACCGTCGCTTTCCAGAGGATACTTGGTCGGAGCGTATGGAGGGCTGGGTTGCGTCGAACTGGTTCAATCTCACAACATGGCAGCGTCTGAGGCGGGTAGTAACATCCGACCCAAAGCTATGCGAGAAACTGCGCGAAGCCTACGGTCATCCCATCCCGCCCAGCATCATCCAGTCCATTATCAAAACACCGCGATCCGCTGCGCAATTCTCAAAGCGATATTCCCGAAAGGAAATGCGCGAAATGGTCGAACGCCAAGGCGACTTCATGCTTTCGACCGAGGATGCGCTTTGCCAAGCGAGTGATGGGGAGTGTTTTGCATGACCGTCCTGCTGTTCGACAAAGCCGCCCTGCCCCGCACGGCCCGCGTCAAGCGCATGCACGTTGCTGACGCTGGGTGCGGAATGATCCGATTCCATTGCCCCCACTGTGGCCACGACACCGGCTTGATTCAGGACACGCACACCGTCTCAGAAAACAAGCCCGGCCTGCCGTGCACAGAATGCAATGAGGATGCCGTATGACTGCCCGCGCCAATTGCCAGCACCTTTTTCAAACCGCCCGCGCGCCAGCATAGGAGGAAAAGCAATGGCCAGCGTTACCCCAATTTGGGTTTCTGAAAAAACAGCGGCGGCAATGCTGGACATGCCCCGCGCCGAATTCACCAAGCACGTAAATTCTGGCACACTTCCGCCAGCAGGCCTGCGCCGGAACGGCATTGTGCGCTGGAGCGTGGCCGATCTTGAGAAGATCGCAGACGGCACCGCCGCCTTGCCTGATGCAGACGAGGACATTGAACTGTGAAGCGCCCGCCTAAACCTAGGATCTCTAAGCCACGTCTCGTATGGAAGCTGAACCGCCAGAAAACTGCATGGGTTCCATACCACCGCGTGACTTGGACAGAGGAAGGCCGCAGCAAGCAGCGCGCGATCAAGCTGGATTGGCAGGATGATACGCAGCTCCTTGATGAGCTCTACTGGCGCTGTGAAGCCGGTCGCCATGAGAAACAGGCACCAAAAGTTGCAACGTACACATGGGAGCGCTTGATCAAGGAATGGAAGTCGGATCCGCGCATTCAGAGCAAACTGGCTGCGTCGACAAAGCTGAGCTACGCGCGAGATATGGACCGCATTCTAGAAAAGAACGCCCTCAAAGACGTGCGCAAGACAACCAAGCAAGGCCTCCGTGCGGCACATTCGAAACTTGCCGTAACCCCTCGTAAAGCCGACAAATATGTGACCGTCGTCAAATTGCTTTGGAACTACGGGCGCTCAAAATTGGATTGGCCGCTCGGAGCAAATCCCGCCGAGGGGATCGATCTATTTGGCCGCCAAAAAGAATATGAACCTTGGCCGGAATGGATGGTGGAGAAGCTGGCTGATGCGCCCCCAATGGTCAGAACCGCGGCAGAGATCATTCTTGGCACTGGGCAACGCCCATCGGCCGCCGTGAAGATGCGATTTGACCAGTTCAACGGCAAATGGATGACCGTCAGAGATGAAAAGCGAGCGGAAGACTTTGAAGTCTACTGCCCCCCGGCACTTCGCTCATATGTGGAAAGTCTGAAAAAGAATGGCGCGCACATTCTCGCGAAGAACTTAACAGAGCCTTTAGGCTACAACGCTATAGAAAAGCGCTTTCGCGCATGGCGCAAAGATCTTGGCGATGCCGCAGCGCCCTACACCCTGCATGGATTGAGAAAACTCGCGATTATTCGTCTCGCCGAGGCTGGTGCGACCGATGCCGAGATCCAGGCGATCACCAATCAGAGCGCCGAAATGGTCGCATTTTATCGCAAAAGAGCCAGTCGCAAAACGCTGTCACGAGCCGCCAGATTACGATCAGAATAG